AAATAAATTCCCTATTGATACTAACGCTAGAAAAGCTGTTGGTTTTGGTTTTCCATTAGATGGGGATGCTGTTTTTATACCTACTTACCAAACTAGTGATCAAATTAAAGCTAATCTTGTTAATTATTTATTAACAAATAGAGGAGAAAGAGTATTTAATCCTAATTTTGGTGCTGATCTTAGAGCTTTATTGTTTGAAAATATTTTAGATCAAACAACTGAAGAATTAAAAGATAGAATTCAAGACGATATTTCACTTTATTTCCCTTTAGTTGAAGTAAAAAATATTCAATTTGATAATGTTCCCGATACTAACACTATAAATTTTACGTTAACTTATGCTATTGTTAATTTCGGAATAAATGATACATTAAACATATTATTACAATAATGGCTAATTTAAAAAGAGATATAAGATATATCAACAGGGATTTTAGTGATTTCCGTAGTGCTCTTATTGAGTATTCTAAAACTTATTTCCCTAACACTTACAATGATTTTACAGAAACCTCTACGGGTATGCTGTTTATGGAAATGGCATCTTATGTAGGTGACATCTTATCATTCTACTTAGATAATCAGATCCAAGAAACATTTATTACTAGAGCTCGCCAAACAGAAAACTTGTTTGAAATGGCTTACCTGTTAGGTTACAAACCTAAGGTAACTACAGCTGCCCAAGTAGAACTTGATTTTTATCAACAGGTACCTGCTAAATTATCTGGAGGTGAATATGTTCCTGATTATGATTATGCTCTTTTAATCCCACAAAACACTCAGATAACTTCAAATACTAATAGTCAACTTAGATTTTTAATTGAGGACCCAATTGATTTTAGCGCATCAGGATCTTTAGATCCAACTGAAGTTTCAGTATATCAAGTTTCAGGTGCTAACCCAACATTTTTCTTACTTAAAAAGAAACGTAAAGCAATTTCTGCAACTATTAATACAACCACATTTACATTTGCAGCCTCTAAAAGATTCGATACAAGAACTCTTAATGCTTCTAATATTATAGGTGTTTTAGACGTTTATGATTCTGATGGTAATCAGTGGTATGAAGTTCCTAATTTAGCGCAAGAAAACGTATTTGATACAATTAGAAATACAAACTTAAATGACCCTACGTTCGCATCTGAAACAGATGCTCCTTACTTATTACAATTAAAACAAACCCAACGTAGATTTGCTACTAGGTTTGTAACCACAGGATCTTTAGAATTCCAATTTGGTGCAGGGGCCACTACCAATACAGATGAAGAAATAGTCCCTAACCCAGATAATGTAGGTTTAGGTTTGCCCTTTGAAAGGGATAAAATGACAACAGCTTTTTCACCTTTAAATTTTATATTTACAAATACTTATGGTATTGCTCCCTATAATACAACTTTAACCGTAAGATATTTGACTGGTGGGGGTGTTCAATCAAATGTTGAAGCTGGGGCTTTAACTATTATTGATGATTCTAATATTAGATTTATTAAAACAAATGGACTAGACCCAACAACAGCAGACTCTATATTTAACTCTGTAAGTTCTAATAATACTAAAGCAGCAGATGGAGGTCAAGATGGGGATACCATAGAAGAAATTAGACAAAATGCTTTAGGTAATTTTCAAAACCAATTACGTACTGTAACTAAAGAAGATTATTTAATTAGAGCATTATCAATGCCCTCTAACTTAGGAGTAATTGCTAAAGCTTATGCCACCCCTGTTAAGATTGGTGAATACCAAGCAGGTGAATTGCCTACTCTTTTAGATTTATATATTTTAACTTATAATGCTAATAAAAATCTTAAAACAGCATCAAGTTTAGTTAAAAGAAATCTTCAAACATATCTTTCTGAATATAGAATGATTAATGATGCTATTAATATTAAAGATGCATTCATAATTAATATAGGTATTGATTTTGATATTATAGTTCTTCCTAATTATAATAATAATTTAGTATTAACTAAATGTATAGATTCATTAACTGAGTATTTTGATATAGATAAATGGCAAATTAATGAACCTATTTTATTAAATGATTTATATATTCTTTTAGACAAAGTAGAAGGAGTTCAAACCGTTAAAAATATAACTATTAAAAATTTAGCAGGAGCAGCTTTAGGATACAGTGAATACGCCTATGATACATCAGGGGCTACAATAAATAGCGTAGTTTACCCTTCAATTGACCCCATGATTTTTGAAGTTAAATTCCCAAATACAGATATTAAAGGTAGAGTAGTACCATTATAAAATATAAACTATGGCAGTATATAAAATATTTCCAACACAAGATGCTTCGATCTACACAGAATTCCCTAACACCAATACAGGGCTGGATCAGATCTTAGAGGCATCTACTTATATAAAAAATGATACTGCTCAAGTAAGCAGATATTTAATCAAATTTTCAACTAGTGAAATTTCAGATGTAATTGAAAATAAAGTTGGATCCAATACTTTTACTACATACTTAAAAAACTTTAATGCAGTTGTCTCAGGATTAAACTTAACTAGTAAATTATATTTCTACCCAGTTTCGGGAGAATGGGGAATGGGTACTGGAAGATTTGGTGATAGTCCTATTGTAACTAATGGTACTAGCTGGAATTGGTTAGATTACTCAGGTTCTACCTTATGGCCAACTTCAAGTTTTCCTGCTTATGTAACTGCTTCTTATTCATCATCAGCGGGTGGTGGTAATTGGTATACTGGATCTAATTTAGGTTTAGATATAGTAGTTACTCAATCTTTTGATTATGCTTCTAGTAAAGATATTACTGTAGAAGTAAAAAACACAGTCTTAAATTGGTATAGCCATTCTTTAGATAGTGGAAATGGTATTGAAAATCAAGGGTTTATTGTAAAACAACAAGATAGTGATGAGTTTGTTGATAATATAAATAACCAAACAACATTTAGATATTTTTCTATTGATACTAACACAATTTACCCCCCTCAATTAGAGTTTAGATGGGATGATTATTCATTTAGTACTGGGTCTTCAACAAATACTATTTTAAGTACTCCTGAAACCTTTGTTTCAATTTATAACAATGCTGGAGTATACTATTCTGAAAGTGTTCCTAGATTTAGAATAGCAGCCATCCCAAAATACCCAGATAGGCAATTTATTACAGCTTCTTACTACACAACTAACTATTTCCTTCCAGAATCACAATCATTGTATGCTATTAAAGATACAACTACCAATGAATTTGTTGTAGAATTTGATTCTGATTACACTCGTATTAGTGCTGATGCAACTTCAAGTTATTTTGATGTGTATATGAATGGTTTAGAACCTGAAAGATACTATACAGTCTTGATTAAAACTGTAATAGGAGATGTAACTAAAGTATTTGACGAAAACATTATGTTTAAAGTAAGCAAAGGATGAATGTAAAATTAGTAAGACAAGTATTTGATAAAAAGAAATTTAATGAAACTGTTGATACCTCTTTTTCACAATTGGTACCTCAACAGGATCCTACTTTCTTTGATCTTAACTTAGCTACAGTAGATGATTTCTTTGAATTATATAATAAATTTTTCTACGAAATTCCTAAAGAAGGAACAGTAAATTCCCACACCTATCTTATTCAAGAAAGCTCAGAATATGTTGATTACCAAGCACAAGCTGAAGAAATTGAAGCACTTTTAGAAGAAATTGCAGAATTAAGAGCAGAGAACTTGGAGTTGAGACAAGATATGAATACGTTAATTGAACAATTTGGCTCTTCAAGAACAGAAAGAGCAGTAGAACCTAGAACTAACGGATAATGACAGAATTTTTAACATCATCAATTACTCCGATATACCCATCTCAATTATTTAGTGATGGGTTTGAACTTTCTGATCAAAGTATTATCCCAAGTTCGGATTTTACAGGATCGTTTGTTCAAGGGAAGAATAATGTTGAATTTTATATATATGATGCTAATGTAAACAATGTTTACTCCGATTATTTTTTCACAGGTTGGACTATAAGCAATCAAAATACAGATACCCAAGAATTAGGGGCTACTGATACTATAGTTCTTAATCCTGAAAAAGACATTTATGATGCTGGGTATCAAAATGGTACTTTATATGGAAT